GGCACGAGGACCGAGGTGCTCGGCAATAAGTGCCGAGTAACCCGGTTCGTGTCCCGTTGCGAGTCTAGGCCGTTGTAGAGCGGCCAAGGTGCTGAGCGCCAAGGACCTCCAGGCCGCGCTTTTTGGTGCGTGAGCCTCACGCATCGGATGCGTGAAAATCACGCACTGGCCGGGGTTGCGGGGTCGGGGCGCGGCTCGACCTCGGTTCGCTCGATGGGCGTGACAGCTTGGCTCACTGCGTCGGCCAGCTCCTTGACTATCTGGTCTGCCGGCTTGCCCTGGCTATTGGTCGCATTAAGTGACTGGATGACAGCAGCATGCAGCGCGCTCACGTTCATCTGGTCCGGCTCATCGTCGCGGGCCACACGCTCGCCGGCAGTATCGCCCAAGGCGCTGTAGCACATAGCGTTAGCCTTCTCGGCCGCGGCTGCGAGGTCGGTGAAGTAGCGGGCCGATAGAATGCGTGTGCCATTCTTGCTCACACTGGATACCGCGTCGCACATCTCCTCGGGCGTCATGCCGTCAAAGCGCCGGATTACGCTGTCCAAAAGGGAGCGGATGCGGTGGCCCTGAACGAATGCAAGTGCCCTGTTCTGAGCACGTTCGAAATCGCCCGGCTTGCCGGACTTGGCCAGCATCGTAACCCGTTGAATCTTCGTGCCCCAGTTCTCGGCATCGGCCAGCGCCTGAACAACTGCCGGCTCCAGGTTCAGCGCCTCGGCCGTGCGGGCGACGTCGCCGCAGAGTGCCACGTAGGTGAGCAGAATCTGCGAGACATCTAACTTGTTCTTGTTGAGCAACATAGGTCAGCTGCCGAGCGGCTTCTTCGCGCGGTCGGTCGCGTGGACCTTCCACCACTGCTCACGCTTCTGCTTGCGTATCAGCTTCTTCGCTTCCGCGTGCAGCTTCTGTGCCGCGTGAGGCGCCGCCTTGAAAAGTTCCCGTTCGATGTCTTTGGGGTCTTGCATGTCCGTTTAAGAGGTGGGGCGAAACGGGGAAAAGTCAAGGGGCGGACAGACACCACAACCTGTTGGGGTGCTCGAAAAAGAGGCCACAAGGCGGGCCAGAAGTCAACCAACTTTCCGTGCGGCCACCCAACTGCCTATCCCTCTTATATTTATATCTTTAGTCAACATGTTTACCTGAAAATGAGAAGCCTAAAAAGCGGGTGGCCGCACAGAAAGTTGGTTGACTTCCGACAAAAAGGCCACACTGAGAAGGGTGATGAGCCGACGACCAAGACCCGGGAAAAGCGACCGACGCAACGAGAACAACCTTTTTCTGAACGGGGACCTCAATCGCCTGCACCTGCTGTGGGCCGAGTGGGACCTCTATACCCGCAAGGGCGGTCCGGTGGAGTTCGCCGCCAAGCGGCTGGCCGAGTGGAAGGAAATTGTGCTCAAGCGCATTGCCGACACACCAATGGGACCGGTCACGCGGGAGAAGTGGCTGCGCAAGCTGGAGCTGGCTTGTGCGCCACCAGCCGAGAAAGCCAAGCCCACGCTCGCGCGACGGTATGAGGCGCCCAGCGACGCGCCGACATGGGCCGGGCTGGACAGTGCGGAGCCGGAGCGGCGCGTCCGCGGGCTTTTCTGGTGCGTGAAGGCCGGGCGCTGGGCCATCCGTATTCAAACGCGCCGGGGCAACTATGTGAACACGAACACGCATGCGCAATCATGGGGTCGGTTGGCCTGTGAAATCGACCACATGAAGTGCGCGCTCATCCTGCGGGGGTATCTAATCCTCGACGTGAAACACTCGTCATGGAATGCCGCGGACCTCGCCAAGGAACGCCTCGCCTGTGAATCCGCGGACCTGGACCCAGACAACCCGCTGCACGCGCATCTTCTGTCGTGGCTGAGCCGGTGCGACCAGCGCGACGAGGAAAATGTCCAGGCGGAGCGTCGCGGTTGTCTGCCCACTTCGCTGCACGCTTTTCGTGAGTTGAAGGCGAAGGACTCTTGACATTTTTCGAAAACTCCACACTGGGATAAGTGACGATGTATTACTCACACAGACAGCACGCAACCCGGCCAGTGCTCGCCGCCGCTCGCGCCCGCCTCACCACCTTGGTGTGGCCGGACAACGACCGCAAGTCCGCGAAATACACCAACGCTATGCAATGGCTGGCGTGCAAGGGAGTGGATGAAACGGACACGGTGGCCACGCTCGACCTGAAGCGGCCGGGCAACGTTTACATCTGGCAGGCGCTCTACGGAAAACCGATGCGCCTCGTGTGCATGCTCGCTCCACCCGAAAACAAACACCACGCCTTCTGGCCATGAAAACGAAACCCTTCAACATCGACCAAGCAAAACGAACTCTGCGTGCGGTAACGCTGGCCGGAGAACCGGTGCGCCTTTTCACGTTCGACCTCAAGGGCGCCTATCCAATCCTTGGTGCCGTTAGCGTGGACGGCGGAAAGAACGAATACACGGCACGCTGGACGCTGGCCGGGCGCTCCACCCTGGGCAACCTGAGCGCCGATGACTGCTCGTCGGACTTGCGGATGCCGGTCGAGACGGTCACGCGCTACATCAATCTCTACCAGCGCGCCGCCGACGCCGAGCTGCGGACCGGCCCCGGCGTTTTCGTAACACGCAAGGACGCCGAAGACTGCGCGGGCCATTCCCAGTTCGCCGTCGTAGAAATCAAATTCGAATTGCCCTAGACTGTCCGCCCTGTGAATGTATGAAAAACGACTCAACCAAACCATCCGCCGCGGAGGCGTTCGATGACTGCGTGAGAAAACAATTGTCCGCTGCCGCCCCAATGAAAACGAAACCCTTCAACATTGACGAGGCCAAACGAACCCTGCGTGCGGTCACCCGCAGCGGACAAGCGGTGCGCCTCTTCGCGTTCGACCTTGGCAAGAGCAACGACATCGCGGGCGCCAGGATGACCGAACATGGGGAAACGCTCACCGGCTGGTATTCCAACGGCAGTTTCTTCACGGACCGCGAGCACGGCAACGACCTGCTCACGCCCGTGGAAACCGTCACGCGCTACCTCAACCTTTACCGGAAGGGCACGGGTGAAGTGTATCCGGGCGCGGGGGTTTTCGTCACGCGCGAAGACGCCGAAGAGGGCGCGGGGTGTTCCTGCTTCGCCACCGTGGAAATCCAATTCGAATTGCCGTGACCAAACGCTGCCCCCACTGCGGAGAAACGAAACCCGCCACCCCAGAGTTCTGGGTTGCGCTGGTGCGCGCAGCGCTCGAATACCTGGAGACATTTTTATGCAAGACGACGTAAAGGGTCCGCCACCGCCCGGCCCAATCCAACCCATTTTTTCAGACCCGCTTTCACAAATCGAACGCGAACGGAGGATGCTACGACACCGAGCAGCACAACTGACCAGTCCGGAAGCGACGGAGAGTGTGAAGGGCGCAGCCGCCTCGTTCGGCGCGAAGTTCGGAAAACTCCCGGGGGTAACCACGGGCAAGCGCGCCCCGCAACCGAAGGGCCGGCAGCTCGGGTTATCGCCTACCAAAAGTGCGGTGACGCCACCGACGCCGATTGGCGCCCAGTTTTTGAAGCCACAACCACAACCGAAACCACAACCGACCATGTCGAAAAATCTAATCGTCCCCGTAAACGCGCAAGGCGCACCGGTGGCTGACACCCGGCCCGCGGCCGCACCGCGCAAGCTGTCCTTCTCGCCGGCACCCGACGGCACGTTTTGCAAAATCGCAGACCGTCCGCGCCCGGCGAATCATCCGCTCAACCAGCCGTGGACGCAAAAGTTCCTGGCCACGCACGACAGCCAGCCCTTCGCCATCGCGATGGATGAAAGCGTGGCGAACCTCCTGAGTAACGCGCTCAACACTTATTTTCAGGCGGTGATGCAACACCAAGCCGAGCAGGAAGCGCGCAAAGCGGCCGAAGCAGCCGCAGCCAATGACGCGGACGCGTTCGGCGCGCCGCTGGTCGAAGAGACCGACGCCATCACGGGCCAGCCTATCAGCGCGGTGGGTGAGCCGAGTGAAATCGAGCAACTGCCCAGCCTATGACCGCGACTCACGCACTAACCATCGACACGGCGGGCGTCATTCAATCGTGCGCCGTGGCCGACGTGCTCCGGGAGCGCGCACGCCAGGACGCGCGGTTTGGTGAACAGAACCACAGCCTGGAGTTGTGGCTAACTATCCTCACCGAGGAAATTGGCGAATTCGCGCAGGAAATCCTGCGCCAACGTTTCGGCGGTGCCACGCGGCCGAACCCGGGGAACCTGCGCGCTGAGCTGGTGCAAGCGACGGCTGTCGCGCTCGCCATCATTGAATGCATGGACCGAAATCCACAACACTATGAGTGAAAAACAATCCTCGTCATCGTCCAGCGGCATAGGCATCGCCGGCTGGTTGTTCCTCTTGTTCACCGCACTGAAGCTGTGCCACGTCATCGACTGGTCCTGGTGGTGGGTGACGGCGCCGCTCTGGGGCACTGCCGCGCTTGTCGTGGTCATACTCGTCGGCGTCTGCACCATCCCTTTTGCAGCGGGCCTTGGTGCTGCGTTCTGGCTGTGGCTCGCACGCAAAGTCAAGTTCACCAAGGACGACTTCCGCAAATGAAATTTTTCCTCCTCGTGCTGGTGGTCGTGTATCTAATCGGGCACGCCAAGGGCTGGTGGAACCGCACGCATTAAGATGAAGACGCCGCAAGAATGGATGGACGAGCACGGCTACGACCGCGGGGTGTGCATGGGCCACGGCGACTTTAGCACCGAGCCACGCCGACTTACGCTCGAATTAATCGCGCGCATTCAGGACGACGCACGCGCCCACGAGCGTGAACGTGAGGCCGCGGCTGAACGCAGACGAGCGCGAGACCTTAACACGAATCGCTACGAATGAACCCCAACATCAAATCCGCGGCAGGCGGCAACCGCAGCTTCGGCCTGCATGGTGCGGGCAAGGGCGACGCCGACAGAACGAGCGACGTGACCGCGTATAACGAGCGACTAATGGAGATAGAATTCCCGCGAGTGCATCCCTCGTTAGATGAAGCATTCACCAAGTCCCGAAGGGGCTACAAAAAAGTTTATGGAGTTACCAAAGAACAACACGCATCGGCTCTCGCCGCTACTTTTCCGCTGGTCGTGGGGCCGGCACCACTTTCAAGTGCGGCGTCTGAGCTGGCGGTGGAGATGCGCGCACTACGCGACGAAGTCGTATGACATCGCGTTCCGCGTATGGTGGTTCTGTCCGCTGTGCGTGACCTGCACATCAATGCCCAAATGAAACCCTTCAAACTTTTTGAGTGCGGCACGTATCGCTGGATACACAGCCCTTGGGAATTCTGCCTCTCGTGCGGCTACCCTGGCCACTGCGCACAAGCGCGCTCGCGCACCATCTATCTGACGCTCTACCATCGCACGTTCTGGTTTAAATTTTCCTGGCCCACGAAGCCTGAGAGAATCAATGGGGTGCCGCTGTGAACCCGCCGACATGGAAACCGTCCCGGTTTGAGCTGGTGGACGAGCCATATCAATGCATCATCCGCGACGTGGAGAACCAGCTCAACTTTGCTTTCATTGCGGAGAGTGGCCATGGGCTGCATTCGCACGACCGCGCGCTCGCGGAACGGGTGGTGCAATTTCTCAACAGGCTCCTGCCCATGGAGCGCACGCGCCCATGAATTCACATCTCAAGCGTCTGCTTCGCGGGCTATCCGCCCTCGGCATCGTGGCCGCAGTTATCGCCACGGGGGTTTTTCTGACGTGGCTGTGCCCGCTGGCGCTGGCCGGCGTGTGCGTGCTGGTGCTTGCGTATGCCGTCGGGGGAATCGGACCTGATGACGGTGGGAGCGACATGCCATGAGCAACACCTTCGTCCTCTGCGCGCTGGCCGTGGCGCTCCTCATGTTCATCCTCTGGAGGAGTAAAGGTGTCTGACGTCGCCGGCAGCCTGGGCCACGTCGTCCAGGCCATCATCCCAACCGAACGGCGCATGGACGTTTTCGTGTGCCCGGGCGTGCCCGAGGAAGCGCTCGCGCGCTGGCTGACGCAGGGCGGCGCGTCAAACTTCCACCATGACGCGGGCGCGGCGCAGTGCGGCATCGCGTTGTTCATCCTCGGCCCCTACGGGTTTGCCTCTGCGGCGACGGCCGCACTGCTCGCGCCGTTCTACGCGCAAGCCGGTGCGGAGGCGAACTGTTTTCAGTGGTGCCCCATCGAGAAAAACTTCACCCGCCGGGACCCGGAGTGGTTGCAGGCGCGGACGGCTTCGTAACATTCCCGTCACACAATCGTAACTTGCGCGCGGGCCGCGCCGTGGTATCTTTGGGGCATGAAAGATACAACGATTCTTACGGTTCCAATGACCCTGGTGGAAGTTCTTCCCTCGGGCGAGAACATGTTCCGCGTGCCTGACACCTTCAACGGCCTGCGCATCACCCGCGCCCTCGGCCGCTGCTGCTCCGGCAGCCACCTCGTCACTCGCGCGACCGCCGCCACCGCGGAGTGCATCACCCTGCACAGCGACGGCAACCCGTTTTTGGTCTGCATCAATTTCTAACCTCAACCAATCCAATACCATGACACGCAAACACTTCGAAGCCCTTGCCGCGGAAATCCGCGCCGAATACACCTGCGCCCGCACCTACGACAATTTTCCCGCCGCCGAGGCAATCGCCCGGCTGGCCGGACGCATCGCCCGCGTCTGCGCGGACAGCAACCCCAACTTTTCCGACGCGCGCTTCATCAAAGCGTGCGGCATCGGTTCCACCGAAGTCATTGGAGCCTAACTATATGGCCACCCTCAAACGAAACGGCACGGAGCTGGCGCGGTTCGAATACGAATCGGGCACCCTCGTGGTAATGTCCAACGGCCGCGTGCTCCGGAACCAAGGCGACGGCTGGAAGCGCTACCGGCATGCCAAGCCGGGCGTGGCCGCTGAGACCATCGCGGCCGAGCGGCGGGCGCGCTTCGAAGCCCGGCGCGTGGCCTGCCCGACCTGGGACGCGTATGTCCGCCTGTTGTGCCGAACGGTGTCCCTGAAGCACCGCGGGATGCTTGCAACGTCCATTGAGATGATGCCTGCTGACGCAGACGGGGTCTGGTCCATGCTGGATGACCACGGGGTCAATCTGGACCTGGACGACGTGGTCCGGCTGTGCGACCTGCGCACGCGCGGCGAGGCCGAGCTTCGCGCCTTCAAACAGGCGAAAGAATAATTTGACAACCCGCCCGACCTGGGCGACATTCCTGCATGAAAGAAACCAAATTCAGTATCGGCGACGCGGTGGTTTTCCGCGCGTTCAACGGTGACAGCGTCTCGGCCACGATTCTCGCGGTGCTTCCGGACGCGGTCCGCGTGGGCTACTGCTCCGGCAGCCGCATCATCAACGGCCGCATGGAGCCGAAAATGGAGCGCGTGCTGGTCAAGCGTGCGGACTACGGGCGCATCACGGCCTTCCCCAAGGACAGCAAGTTCCTCGTGCTCGAAACCCTCTAAGCCGCACCGCTATGACCATCAACCAGAAACGCTCCGAAGCCCTGGCCTATATCCACCGCTTGAAAGAGGCGGGGGCGACCGTCACCCGGGCCGATGAACGCGAACTAGTTTGCGGCCGGGTCTGGGAAACCTACAACCACACCATCACGACGCCAGACCATCGCGTTGTCGTCATCGTCATCCAGAACCGGGTTGCCGAACGACTCGGCACCCGCAGTGCAATGGCGATTTTTGCCGTCGTGAACGGCAAAGTCCACCGTTCCGACTGGTTGCGCGCGGTGCGCATTTACTTGGGCGACTTTTAACCCTCCAAGCCGCACCACTATGCACACTGTCACTATCTCGTTCCCGTCCCTGGAAGACGCGGAGTTTTTCACCTACCTCGCGCGCAAGTCTGCCGAGAACCATCTCCGCCTGACCGGCGGTCCGGCCGGCATCATGCAGGACGCGCTCACCCGCGCCGCCGCCGTGGTCGGCCCGGGCAACGCCAACCCGTTCCTCGTGGCGACGCACGTTAAGCGGCTGAAGTGCCAGGACTGCGGCAGCACGCACGACGACGTCCGCGCGCGCGCTTGCCCCTATGCGGCCGACGTGGACAACGACCCCGGCCACATAGTCATCATTTGTGACGCGTGCTGCCAGAATCGCGCCGACGACATTTAATCCCATGAGCCGTTACCTACTTTTCTGCTTCGACGACTGGTATCCCGGCGGGGGCATGAAGGACTACGTCGGCAGCTACGCGACGCGCGACGAGGCGCTGACCGAGGCCTTCCGGCTGAAGCGCGACCACTTCCAAATTGTGGACATCCTTACCGGCCGAATCTACGAACCGTAAAAATACGGACTTGCGTCCTGGCGCCGCCGTGGTATCTTTCCCCATGATGAAAAACATCCTCAACGCGGTGCGGGACGCGATTCTCTTCCCGAACGGCTACGTCGTCGTGGCCATGGTCGTGGTCGTGACCGCGGCCATCTACGTCCTCTCTAACCTGATTGCCGCGGCCATCCTTCCCCGCTAATCCCATGACCGACGAGACCGCCAAACTTTTCCGCAGCATCGTCGAGGACCTCCCGAACTGGACAGGCACGACGCCCTGCTTCAACCACCTGAACGCCGCGCGCCGTGGCAACCTGACCGACCTGAAAAAGCTCGGGCTGGTCACCACCTTCCGCAACGACGGCGACGACTGGATTGAACTGACGGCTGCCGGCGAGCAGCACGCCCACGCGCTGGGCCTGGGCCGGTTCCTTTGCAAAGACTAATCCCATGAACATCCCACAATTCACCAAGCTAATCACCGATGCCGGCGGGTTCCTTTTTGCGGAGGAAACCATAAACACCAACAACGCCTGGGGCTTCGGCGGCGGTCTTTACGTGCGCGTCAGCGCCCGCGTGGGGGGCGTGTGCTACTTCTTCGACAAGGGGCACGCCCACTTCCGGCACCTCGCGCCCGAGCCGTTGGAGCGGGTCTGGGTGGACGCGCCGAAGGTCGGCAAGCCCTTCTCGCCCAAGTTTTTCGAGCGCGAATTTCGCGCCGGCGTGCGCACGCGCGAGGACCTTCTGGCCCGCCTGCCGGAGGGCGCCTGATTTGACAAACCGGCCCGCCCGGGCTACCTTACGCCATGAGCAACGAAACAAAGAACGAGCCGAGCGCGGTGCGGGTGCCCGCGCCCGAGCTGACTTCCCAGGAGTGGGAACTGCGTCGCAAGGAGCGCGTCGCGAAGCAGTGGGCCGACCGCCGCGCGCGGTGGGCAGCCTACAAAAAAGCACAAAACCACTTGCGCGGGGCCTGAACCCGTGCGACCTTACGCCATGAATTATTCGATTGTTTGGAAACTCCGCGAGGGCGGGCTGGTCACGTTCCGCTTTGAAGTGGAGAACGTGCCCACCCTCGCGGACGCGCTCGCGGCCTTCCGGCACGCCGAGCCGAACGGCTACCTCGTGCGGGCCTATGCGCACGAACCCATCGACCCCGCGCTGCTCGCGGGCCTGATGGACACCCTGGAGCAGAAAATTGTGGCGGACGGCTGGCGTTCGCTGGGAGATTAAACACCATGAGCGAACCCTGGTTTTCCCAAATCCTGTGGCCCGTCCTCCGCTCCGCGGATGGCGAAGCCGGTCTTACTCCCGAGGTAGTGCTGCAAGCGGTGCGCGCCTGGGACCAGCAACAAATGTGGGAGCGTGGCCGCAGCGTAATGCCGACGGACCTGCGCGACGCCGTGTATGCGGCGCTCAGTCCCGCCGGGCGCCGCGCCGCGGACTTGGCGGCGCTGTCATCCCTGAAGGGCTAACCCGATGCGCCTAGACTTCCATCGCGACATCTACCTGCCGGCGGACCTAATCGCCCAGGTCCGCGCCGTGAACTATTCCCGGCTGGATTACAGCATGCACGCCGTCCGAGAGGCCGCGGCAGACGGCCTGCGCGCGCACGAGCTGCCCCGGGCGCTGTCTTTGGACGACTGGGGCATCATTCACGTCGAGACGTGGTCCGGTCGCGCCACGGGCGTCCTGGTGCGTCGCACGCTGCCGTCCCGCCCGGGCTGGGACCTCGTGCTGGCGGTGTCGGTGCCCGACTGCCGGGTCAAAACGGTCTGGCTTAACGAGACGACGGACCGCCACCGCAGTTTGGACCGGAAAAGATATGTCGCGAAACCCGCTTGACGGGCGGGGGGACATGTGGCACTTTACTTATGACGCGGGAACAGTGGACAGGACGCGAGACAACAGGTGGCGAAGGGCCGGGTTTGTCCCCGGAGCAAAGCGCCTGCGCGGTCTGAAAGCTGGTGGGCTGCCGGGGTTTAATCCCCCGGATTGGTCCGGAAGGGGCGGTTCGCGAGCTGCCTCAGAGGTTCGATTCCTCCCCGTCGTCACCATTTTTGTGAATGCCTTTAACGAGAACCTCCTGGCCACCGATGAGTCTGGCCTAACGGAGTCCTGCGACGTCTGCAATCGCGTCATCCTGAACTGGACGACGGTGGGGGACGCCGCCACCCTGGCCGAGGACGGCCAGACGATTCTGTGCCGGCATTGCGCCGATTTAATTTGACAGCCCGGCCCGCCGGTGCGACATTCCACGCCATGAGCGACATCAAAGAGATTTCAATCGAAACCCTGCTCCCCTGGGGCGCCCCCAAGCGGGTCCGCTTGCAGGACGGCAGCGAACGCATCCTCCGCACGGCTTTTACCGTGCCGGCGTCCTTCTGGGACGCCTGGAAGCAGAACAAGGCCACGCTGCAAGCGGCCGGCATCTCTCCCAAGCGCCAGCCGAACGGCTCGTGGATTGTGAATCACTGGGCTGCGGTTGACCCCGTCGCCGCCAAGGCCGAGCAGGCGCGCCGGTCCGTCGTGGCCGAGGCGTCGCGCGCGACCGATGCGAACGTGGACCTTCCCCGCCCGGCCGGGCTGGATTACCTCCCCTACCAGAAGGCGGGCGTCGCGTTCGGGCTGGAGTGCTGGGCCGCGAAGCGTGGCGTTCTTATCGGCGACGAAATGGGCCTGGGCAAAACCATCCAAGCCATCGGCCTGATGAACTGCACCGCCGACATCAAGTCGGTCATCATCGTTTGCCCGAACACGCTTAAGCTGAACTGGGCACGCGAGCTGAAGAAGTGGCTGACCCGCCCCATGTCGGTCGAGGTCCAATACTCGAACAAGCCGTTTTCCCGCGCGGACATCGTCATTGTGAATTTTGACATCGTCCACAAGTTCCTTCCCGCGTTGAATGACCGGACGTGGGACCTGCGCATTGTGGACGAGAGCCAATACATCAAGAACCCCAAGGCGCGTCGCACGAAGTCCACGCTGGTCATCCGCGCCGCGCGCAAGGTCGCGCTCACCGGCACGCCCATTGAGAACCGCCCCATTGAGCTGTGGCCCGTCCTGAACGACCTGGACCCGTCCGCGTGGCCGAAGGGAAACTTTTTCCAATACGCGCGCCGCTACTGCGCGGCGAAGCAGAACGGCTTCGGCTGGGACTTTTCCGGCCACTCGAACGAGGCCGAGCTGCAACACAAATTGCGTTCTTCCATCATGGTGCGCCGCCTGAAAAAGGACGTCCTGAAAGAGTTACCGCCGAAACAGCGGCAGGTCATCGAGCTGGACGCCGCGGGCTGCAAAGAACTGCTGGAGCTGGAGGCGCACATGGTGGAGGAACGCGAGGCCGCGCTGGTTGAGTTACGTGCGCGGGTGGAGCTGGCCCGTGCCGGCGAGAGCCGCGAGGACTACGCGGAAGCGGTCCACGCGCTGCGCCAGGGGCAAGGCGCGGCGTTCGAAGACATGGCCGAGCTGCGGCACAAGGTCGCCGCCGCCAAGCTGCCGCAGTGCCTCGCGTTCATCGAGGACGCCATGGAATCCGGCAAGGTGCTGGTGTTCGCGCACCACCTGGACATCGTCGCCGGCATCGTGGCGAAGTTCCCCCAGGCCGCGGTCATCACGGGCAACACGCCCGCGCCGAAACGGATGGAGCAGGTGGACCGCTTCCAGACGGACGCTGACTGCAACATTTTTGTGGGCAACCTTGCCGCGGCCGAGGGGCTGACGCTCACCGCCGGCACGCACGTCATTTTTGTGGAGCTGCAATGGGTGCCCGGCAAGCACGCGCAAATGGAGGACCGCGCGCACCGCATCGGGCAAAAGGACAGCGTGCTGTGCAGCTACCTCGTGCTTGAGGGCAGCCTAGACTCCCACATGGCGCGCACGAACGTGGACAAGCTGAACACCATCGACTCGTGCTTGGACCGCATCACCGACTGGGCGGAAGCGGACGTGGAAGACGTCGAACCCGTGACCAAGGTCCGTCTCACGTTCGAGCGCGTCGCCGCCGAGGCCCGGCTGGTGTCGGACCGCTGCGTGGAGCTGGTCCATCAGGGAATGAAAATGCTTGCGGGCGTGTGCGACGGGGCCTGCAAGCTGGACGACGTGGGCTTCTCTGCGGTTGACGTTCGCATCGGCCACGCCCTCGCGCACCGCACGTCCATCACGCAGAAGCAGGCCGCGCTGGGCTGGAGAATCCTCTGCAAGTATCATCGCCAACTCGGTGACGCGTTCATCGCGGAGCTGAAGGCCGCGGCAGCTACGAAGGAGTAACATGAAAAATTCTGTTTACGCAATCTGTTTGAAAATTCGCGCGGTGCAGCCGGAGCACGTCCGGCTCCGCACCGGGCGTCGTTCGCAGCCGTTGGTTTCTTTGGAAATGTATGACCGCGCGCTAACCGCGGCAAAAATCTCGGCAACCGCCCACACTGGCTGGTTTCCGGGAACCCAATAAAATGATATACATCATCACCACGGTGGACAAAATCACCTACCACAACTGGGTGGAAATCACCCCGCACTTTGAGCGAGCAGAAGAGGCGCTGGAGCTGGCAACCGATGACCAGTGGGTTTTTGTAAACGAAGCCGAATAATTATGCACACCGTCAAACACGACCTGCGCGGAAAACTTTGGTGCGGCCCTGCGGCCATCAGCGCCATCACCGGCCGCGGCACGCGCGAGATACGCGACGCCGTGCAGCATTGGCGCGGCGATGCCAAGCCGGTATCGAGCATGCGCCCCAGCGAAGTGCTGTGCGTGCTTGAGACAATGGGCTACGGGTTTGAGACAGTGTGGAATCTTCACGAGTTGTCCGCCTACGCCAAGCCGACATTGAAGCAATTGTCCGCATGGTGGGGCGGAGGAAATTCTGACACGCTTGTCGCGCTGACCGGCCACTTTGTCCTTTTAAACGGGGGCCTATTCTGCGACTCGTGGACCAAGACGCCCGTGCCTTTTTCTGACGCACCAAAACAATTCCGACGCCGCCGCGTGGCTTACGCGTGGCGAATTTTTCAACGCACATGAAACTCAACAAACTCGAAAAAGAACTAGACGCCCGGTTCGCGGACATCGGCTTCCCGAGCCACGACGACCCAACCATCCCGCCCGCCATGCGGATACAGCTGGCGCACTGCATCGCGCGCTTTTACAGCGGCGAGGTGCTCGTCGTGGACCGCCGCGGGAACGCGCTGCGCATCTACGCCCGCGCGAATCCTAATCCCGGGGGGTTGACATTTCCGAAAAAGTCCACACTGGGATAGGTAGAATGAGTAACAACGTCATCGTCGGTGAATTTCTGGTTGACGGCGCGCCCTGCACCGTTGAGGTCCCCTGCAACGCCGTCGGGGCAGCCGCGAAGGAGGTCTATAACGACCTGCTGCGCGAAGTGCGCAAGCTGCACCCGGACGCGAAACAGGTCGCGCGCGTGGGCAGCAAAATCGAGAAGCGCGACAAGGGGCTAATCCGCCTGACCGACGGGCAGACCGTCCGGCAGCTGTTCCCGCGCGAGGGCGATGCCTCCCCCGTGCTGGACGTGGGGCAAGTGTTCTTCCACGGGGCCGCGTGCGTCATCATGCTTCGCTTCAGCCGCGGCCAGGACCGCGCCCACATCACCCTGCGCGACCGCCTGCGGGGCACGCCCGTGAACATCACCGGCGGCTACATCCTGGGCGGCGCGCTGGCGGCGAACCTCGCGCAGTCCATTGCCGGCCTGCTGGGCAACACCGCGCGGGACCTGAAGCTGCGCATCGAATGAGCAAGTTTTGCGAGAACCCGCTTTGCCGCTGGCATATCGAGTGCGACCGGACTTGCAACCGGCTGGCATACCTGACGACGGCCCGGCCGACATCGTATTTCGCGGACCGTGACGTTACGCCGTCCGACGCGCTGGCGAACCTGGAGGTCCGGCGCATCGTCATAAAAGATTCGGCCACGGGGCGCCTGCTTCGCCTGTGCGAGATATGCGGGAACGCCGTAGCCATTGCCAACGACCAACAAAAGAACGATGAACACGAATCACAACGAAGAACGAATCCCGAGCCTGCGCCTGACGCGCCAGCAACACCGCGCGACAGCACGCAAGGCGGCTAAGCGGACGCCGCGATACCTGCTCCCCTCACGCTACACCGAGACGGCTTTTCTCGCGCGCCTGGAAGCCCGGCCACTGTCCTACCTGGGACGGCAACAAACGCACCTCAAGCGGCTCCTGGCAAATTGTGACCGTCTCATTGCGGAACACGGCGGCGCCGGGTCGGTCATCGACCAAGCAGTTGCCCGCGACCGCGCGACCTGGGAACGGCAACTGGCTCTGGTTCAAGGTCTTATCGTGAAACGGACCCGGACGCCGGCCAAAAGGGACACCCGCACAGCCCGCCTGCGCCGGCTGCAAAAAGTCGGTTAATGAAAGTCGAACGGACCCCAATTCAAATCCAAAATGAACCGAGAA